GTGCTGACGGATCTGCAGTGCAAATCGCCGCCGGCGGACGGGAAGTCGAAATTATTCGACGGGCATGGTCTCTATCTGGAGATATTGAAGTCCGGCGCGCGCTCCTGGCGGTGGAAATATCGCATCCACGGCAAGGAAAAGCGACTCACGTTCGGCCTTTATCCGGACGTCTCACTGAAGAAGGCGCGAATCGCGCGCGAGCAGGCAGCCGCGCTGCTGCGGACGGGTGTGGATCCGTCGATCGATCGGGTGCTGCAGGCGGCACAGGCAGCAGCAGCGGGCGAACATACGTTCAAGTCGGTAGCGCTGACGTGGCACGCCAGTCAGGTTCCACTCTTCAAGCCGCGGCATGCGGCGCACGTCCTGCGTACCTTGGAGAACGACGTGTTTCCCGCAATCGGCAAGATGCCGATCTCGCAGGTCACGTCGCCGCAGATCGTCACTCTGCTTCGGAAGATCGAGGCGCGCGGTTCGGCCGACGTCGCGCACCGCTGCCGGCAGCGGATCTCCGACATCTTCGTGCATGCGATCGCCAGCGCGATCGCGACCAACAATCCGGCCGCAGAGATGGGCAAGGCGCTCGGCCGGGTACGGCACCGTCATTACCCTGCGGTCCAAACGATCGCTCACGCGAGGGAACTGCTGAGGGTTGTCGAGGTGCGGCCGGCCTACCCGCTGACGCGCCTAGCGTCGCGCCTTCTGGCGTTGACGGCGGTAAGGTCGGGGGTGCTGCGCTTGGCGGAAGTGCACGAGTTCGAGGACTTGGATGGCGATGCACCGATTTGGCGCATTCCGGCTATCAAGATGAAATTGGCTCAGGAACGCCGCAACGATCCAGCATTCGAGTTTGTCGTTCCGTTGTCGCGGCAGGCCGTCGAGATCGTGAAGGTAGCGATCAGCTTCAGCGGTACGACTGGACTGATTTTCCGATCGATCAGGTTTGCCAAGCGGCCGCTCAGCGACAGCACGATCAGCAAACTGTATCGGGAAGCCGGCTACGCCGCGATCCACGTGCCGCACGGTTGGCGGGCAACGTTCTCGACTGTCATGAACCGGCTCGCAGCCGAGGAGGGGCGGAAGGGCGACCGAGAGATCGTCGACCTCATGTTGGCGCATATCGATGGAAGCACGGAGGCGATCTACAATCGATATGCTTACATGCCCCGGCGTCGCGAGATCGCGCAGGAATGGGCGGACTTGCTGACCGTCGATCTGCTGGAGCCAGCCCAGCTGCTCGAGGGGTCGCGGCACTCCTGATTGATGGTGCAGCGTGAGCGCCGGTGGCAACCGCCTCGCGGCTGCGAATGCCGCCCGTGCGGCGCGGCACCAGCTTAGGCAGACCAGCTCGGCCCTACAGGGCCTGCGCCGCGGCACCAGCTCGGACGTCCGCCGCAACAGCTACCACGCCGGCGATCGCGAGAAGCGCGAGTGGGCAAAGCACAACACGTTCTCCGCGGCAGTGCGTAACGAGCGCCTCCGCCAGGTGCGCGCCTGGTCGATGAGCCCCGCGCAGAAGAAGGCGGGGAACCGCCGGGGCCCGCTGAGCTTCCGCACGCCCCATGTCTACGACGTCATCATGAGCTTCCGGAACTTCGAGAACGGCGCATGCTTCCCTTCGATCAAGGGCATTGCACGTCGCGCGAATGTCGCGATTGCGACCGTCGACAAAGCGATCAAGGAGCTGGTCGACGCTGGCTTGCTCGGAAAGCTGCTCCGCACCCGCCCGGTCGAAGATCCTGATCCCAAGGGGCCGCAGGTCGAACAGATCACGACGGCCTACTGGTTCCTGGTACCGACGTGGCTGGCAAAGGCGCTCAAGGCGAAGTTCGGCTCCGCCCCTAAGCCCGACGACCAGGTGCAACGCGAGCAGGACGACGCAGCGCACGTTCAGCGCATGCTCGACACGTTGTCGGCCGAGGAGCTGGCCGCGTTCCGCCTCGGCGATCAAACCGTTCTCGCGAAGGCCCTCGCAAGCTACGGCCGCGCGCATGATCGAATAGCGCGATTCCAATCTGTCGAAACTATCAGGGTCGCGAAGATATAATAACAAGGAATGGGACCGCTTTGGCGGCCCCATGCTCCAGTATGTTGCTCCCCCAATGCCGAAACGGCCCGCCTCAAGCACCCGACCGCCAAGACCCGGCTGTCGGAACGAGGCGGCTTGCGCCGCCCCGGGCTGCCGAGGGGGAGGAGCACGGACGGTGCCAACCGCCTCACGCGTCGCGCATGCGGCGCTGTCGAAGATGAGCCCCAAATGACGCCGCTCGATCGGATTACCGACTGCCGTTTCGACCGCACACGCCAGTGGGCGGCACGACTGGCGATCTGTCGCTTCGTCAGCGGTCGCGGTGACGCAACCCACCCCGCATGGCGAATTGGATCGAACGCCCCGCTCGGCTCGATCGCGGCCGACGACTGGGAGGCGTTCGAACATGAGCCATGTCAATTCTGCGGTGCGCCTGGCGCCGACATTCTCGGCGGTGGCGGCGGTGGGGTCGGCATGGAATACTGCCGGGCATGCGGCAACGACTGGATCGTCGGCGACTACGACTGGCGAAATCTCGCGGACTGTCTGCGGTACCGCGAAGATCTAGCGGCCGGACTCGTCCAGCCCGACTCGATCTAGTCGACCGATATCGGCGCGGCCGGCGCCAACAGATCCGCCCACTCCTGGAACAGATCGCGCAGGCGCTGAAGGCGCTCGCTCCGATCGTACGCCGCTTTGACCTTGTCCTTCGGCGTATGCGCCAGCGCCCGCTCGATGTCGGCGCCGTCCGATCCCCGCTCGTTCATCACCGTCGAGAACGATGCGCGCCAACCGTGCGGGACATGCCGCCCCTCGAACCCCGCGCGATCGTACAGCGCGCCGATCGACTTCTCGCCGATCATCCGGCCCGCGCCGCAATCGAAGATCAAACCATGCATATTTGCATCGTCCTGATGCATATTCGCGCGGACCTCGCGCAGCAGCGCGACCGCCTGGTGCGATAGCGGCACCGCGTGGTCATTCTTCGCATCGAGCTTCTTCGCTGCCGCCAGCTTCATCCGAGCGGCCGGTACCCGCCACAGCGGCGCGTCCCCGTCGAGATCCTCGATCTCCTCCCAGCGCGCGCCGCGGACCGCGGCGAAGCGGACCGCAGTCAGCGCCAAGAATCGCGACGCGTGTTTCACTACCGGCGCGACGTCGACCAGCTCGGCCGCGGCGAGCAGCGCGCGCGCATCCTCGATCTCGAGCAGCGCCGGATGATGCTGTGCCGGCGCTGGCGGGGTGAGCGCGCGGCTGACGATCGCCGCGGGATCCTGGTCGACCAGGTCCTCCGCCATCGCATAGGCGAATACGGCCGAGATCCGCTGGCGGACGCGGCTGGCGGTGACTAGGCTGCCGCGCTCTTCGATGACGCGCAGCGCGTTCAGGATTACGGGCACGGTGACCGCGCCGATCGGCATCGCGCCGATCGCCGGGAAGACGTCGCGCTCGAGGCTCGCCATCACGTCGCCGGCATGCACGTCTGTCCAGCGCCGGCGCATATGCGCGTGCCACTGGCGCGCGACGTTTTCGAAAGCACGTGCCTTGCCGGTTTGCGCAAGTTCGCAAGTCCGAGGATCCTCGCCGCGGCCGAGCTGCTCGCGCACCTGGTCGCACCGGGCCCGGGCAGCGTCTAGCGACACTTCGGGAACGGCGCCGATCGTTAGCAGCTGCTCCTTGCCCCCGAGACGGTACTTCACGCGGAAGGACTTCCGGCCGGTCGGCGCGACGTAGAGGTGCAGGCCGGCCTGGTCGAACAACTTGTAGGCGGTCGCGCGCGGCCGCGCGGCTTTCACCGCTGCGTTGGTCAGCATAGAATGATCCTCGGAGGTCAGAATGGCTGGAAAAACGATGATCGAGCGTGTGGCGCGCGAGATGGCAGGCGCGGACAACGGGGCTCCGACTACCTGGCGGCTCTACGCAGGCGACGCGCGTGTCGCGATCGCCGCCATGCGGAAATTGACGGACCATGTTCGCCGCGCAGGCGAGGAGGCGATCGAGAGCCACTCCACAGGTGCGCCGGTCGACTTGGTCTGGAAGGCGATGATCGACGCCGCGCTCGCCGAGAATATTGAATGACGGTGTAAGGCCCGACGCTTCGTTATGCATTTATGCGCATATTTATGCATAAATGACGGCTTCGCCGCTTGGACCGGCCGGCCAGAAAATAGCCGGTCCACCCGCCGTTACGGCGGAGAAGCCCTCCGCCGTAACTACGGGTTTGCGCGGGTTTCGGTGCGGGCCATACCCCGATTTCGCGTCATCGATACCCCGGCCGCATACGCCCACTTGCGGGCATTCGTCGGCAAGGCCAGAGTGCAGCCATGCGCTACGCCCGCTTTGCAGCTTGGTTCCGAAAGGATACCAGCCTGACCTTCTGGTCGATCGTCGCAGTCGCTAGCCTTATGTGGGTTTTGACGCTCCTAGACTATGCGTTCGGACTCGGGTGGGGCTGGGATAGGCGAGGCCTATGGGCCGCCCCGCTGGTGCTGCTGATCGCAACTACCGTTCGCCTCGGGCAGGCAGCGGTCGGCAAGCTCATGACCCACCTTTCGAACGTCCGCTAACCTTCCCATCTCGGCCGTTCCGCTATCGCCCAATACTGGACGCTCGGGTTGCGAATCACGGCTCCCGAAAGCGGTCATTCGTTCAGCGCGATGTTTTTCGGTCCGGTCACTCCTGATGCAAAAATCAAGATTTTCGCATCAAGCAAATGGTAAGCCAACGGTTACGACGTGCCAAACGCCGAGGCCCGACTATCTAACGTTCCAAGAGTTTAAGCAGCGGGAATACCAAGCGTTCGATTTAACTCGCATTATACAAAGAAGCCCATAAGCGGAAAAATTGCCGCCAGATGATACTTCAACAAGGGCGATCTGGCCGTCTGAGGAAATTATAGGTTGGGAAAAAGCTACCCAGCCCCTCCCCTGAACTCCCAAAGATTCCGAACCCACCCGTCCCTTCCACTGACAAGAAGGAACGAAAGGGCCGTGTGGGGTGAGACCTTGCATCATCGCCAAATCGGCGAACTCGCTATTAGTCAAATCCATTGCTTCTTTATATTTTACAACAAACTTTTTGATATCGGAGATTTCGTTCGTAGCTGCTTTAACGTTCGAAGGGTATATCTCCCGACCATCGCGATCAAAACCCGAGTAGGCGGCCTGTAAAAGAGAGCAAATCTCTGGCGACGTCGGCACGGCTTTCACAGCAGGCGTTGATAGGCTCAGTGCGGCAATAATTCCTGCAATAAACATCAAAATTCCCTCTGCTCACGGCAGCAGTTCAAAACTGTTTACCCAAAAGTGCCCCGTCGCCTAACCACCTACTTGGCGCTGTTCCTGATGCAAAAATCACGGATCTCGCATCGGGCAGAGAACGGCTGGAAAGCTGGGTGTCCGCCGATGCAAAAACCTGATGCATTTGGCGAGCGCATTCGATGCCAGGTTTACCAGGGTGCGGCCCCGAAAGCCGCCTGGCCGCTTTCCTTCCCATTCCGGTCATTCGTGGTGCAAAAATCAAAGATTTTGCATCAATTTGGCGCATACAAATCTGGTCCCACTTCCTGTTCAGGCTGTGACTTACCCCCTATTCCCGTCATTTTGTCCCGTGCCCAGACAATGCTGAGTGTCCGCGCCATTGAACGCCCTCGTTCGGCGTAGGGTCGCCCAGCGGCGGTAATGAGCACGTCGTGATCGAGATTGCATCCAATCGAAACTCTATCCAACCATCCAAGACCAACAAGGGCACGGTCGATCTTCGAGCGCTCAACTGCGGAAAGGCGATGTGAAAGCCCGTTGATGTCAACAACCCTTACTGTCCCATCGCGATATTCGAACTCGGCATTAACCTCGCCGATGGTGCGACAAAGAACGCGTTCGCGTTTGGCAAAGGAGACCGGCTGAAGTGAGCGCCAGTAGGCAGACGTCTCACCAATTGAGGGCGAAGGAGGAGCAGACGGGCGCGAGGCGGCGACTTGAAGCAGCAGGGCGACGACGAACAAGGCAGGTCTCCTTCGATCTGTCGTCTATGACATATGATTTCTGATCGCCATATCCTGCTTCCTGATGCGAAATTCACGGATTGATGCATTTTTGGCGATCGCATTCGATGGCAGGTTTACCAGGGTGCGGCCCCGAAAGCCGCCCGGCCGCTTTCCTCCCCCATTCCGACATTCCCGGACGGCGGATATTCCCTCCGCCGCAGTGACGCTTTTCTGCGGTTTTTCAGCGCCTAGTACCCCGGTTCGGGGCAGGTGATACCCCGCCCCGAACCGCAGATAGCTACTCGAAAGCACGAAGTTTCAGGCGCTTGCGCTGCGAGACGTCCGGCTATTGCGCGGTGTACCGCTGGAGCGTCTGCGCCTCGATGTCGTAGCCCGGCCCGGTTTCGTGGACGCCGTCGGCCGTCAGCCCATTGCCGACCGCGCCGGCGCGACCGCCGAGCAGCGCTTCGTCATCCTGGAACGCGCAGCCGTTCGACGACGCCAGCGTCACCAGCGCGGACTTCCACTGCGCACGCGTCGCGTCGGCGCCATAGGACGGCGACGTCCCGCCGATCGACGGCCATTCGAGGATGCAGTCGCCGGTCACCTTCGCCTTGGTGATGATCGCCTGGATGTCGGCAACCGACGTCGCCAGTGGCACAGCCGTGTTGAGGTTGTTGGTCCACAGGTTGATGATCGTCAGGTCGGGAGCATACGCGGCCAGAGCGTTCAGCGGCGACCATGCGGCCGTCGCGTCCGCCTGATAGCCGCTGACGACGCCGTACACGGCGAAGTTGCTGATCTCGATCCCCGGAACCGCGCTGTCCCACGCGATCATGCCGGCGATCTCGACATACCCGCCGGACGTGCGGGTGATGCTGATCGGGCTGGCGTCCTTCGTCGCGAAGGTGATCTCGGAGCGGATGATCGCGTTCGTAGCGTTCTGCGCGTTGATCGTGAACGTCTCGCTGCCCTTGGTGAGGGTGAAGGTGCCCTCGCCGGGACGCTGGACGTAGAAGATCGAGGCGCGATCGACCGCCACGGACGGCTGGAACGTTCCCGGGTTCGTGTTGCCGGTTGCAAGCGAAGCGCCGCCCAGCGACACGACGCCGCCCGACCAACCGGAGAACCCGCTGCGCCGCGGATCATAGGCGAGGACGTCGGCGATCGACGACATACCGCCGGCGCCGAACCAGCTGTTGGTCCGGGTCGGTAGACCGGACTGGCCGAGCAACACCGCGAGGCGCGACGGCCGCGACAAGCCGAACGCGTTGACCGTGAACTTCGGACCGGTGCCGGCACCCGCGCCGAACGTCTTGCTGTCGCCGGGGAACGCGATCTTGCAGGTCGACACCAGGGCGAGGCGAAGTTTGGCGCGGCAGGTCCGCCACTTCGTGAGCGACGCGCCCTGCATGCTCGCCTCGCGGGCGAGCGTCACATTTTGCTGCTGCGCCTGCACCGCCAGGCCGCGCGCGGCCGGATCGACCTGCGCCGTCGCCGGCGTCGCGATCATACCGAAGGCGGCGAGCGCCAACAGCAGCCGCATGATCATCGAGCCGATCACTGGCGAACTCCATAGCTAACGGTGCCCGACAAGACGGTCGCCGTGGCGCAGTAGGTGACGCCAGCGAGCGTCGGGATGTCGACGATCTCGTTGGCGCTGCCGGTGAAGCTGCCCCAGGTCATCCCGCCGATCGTCAGCGGATTGACCGTCACGCAGGCATCGACCGAGGTGCCGAGCGCGAAAGCGCCGGACCAGGTGCCGCGCAGGATCACGCGGATCCCGCGGCCGAGCTCGGGCGCGAGCGGACCGATCGTGGCGACGCCGGCGGCGATCGTCGCCGCGCCCGACGTCGGAGTGACGGCCGAGCTGGTGACGGTGCCGGTCAGCGCGGTCGAAGCCGCAGCGGACAGCGGCACGGCCGACGTCGGGAACGGCGCGGTCGTGCTGACGGCAACGCAGGACTTGTCGGCCTGTTGGACGCATGGCGCCTGCATGGGGGCGAAGCCCGCCGGCGCGGCGACCGAGTTGGCGGTACCGGCCTGCGCGCTGGCAAGCGACGGGACCATGATCAGCACGATCGCGCCGATCAGGTGCATGAGTTTCTTCATCGTGGAAGTCCTTCGAAAGAGGATCAGGCGCCGGCGATCGTGCGGAAGTTCGCCGCGGCGGTTGCCGCTTCGCGGATCGCGGCCTCGCGCTGTGCGGTCGTCGCGGCCGCGCGCGCGGCCGCCAGGGCGCGGTCGACCAGCGCGCCGGCGAGCCGGATGCTGGTCGCGCGATCGGGGGACACGAACGGCAGGAAGATATCGGCGAACGCCTTGGCCGAGGCATAGCGATCGGCGATCGCGTCGATCCGCTCGAGCGTCGCCGTCGTCGACGTCAGACTGCCGGTGGTCGCGCAGGCCGACAGACCGCCGAACATGGTCACCGGCAGCGCGATCGACACGCCGATCGCGAGGATCTTGCCGGCCGCATCCGCGACGACGCCGGCGGTCGGCTTCGCGATCGCGTGCGTCTGGCAGACCCGGAGCACGATCGTCGCGATCCCGACGATCGCCATGATGATGCTGATGACGTCTTCCTGGTCGAGCCCATGCGGCAACAGGCCGAGCGGACCGAGGACGGCGAAGAGGACGGCGACGAGCTGCAGCCAGATGGTGCGGCTCTGCCACCAGGTCTTGGTATCGAACATGGGTGTCTCCGGATCGCGGACGCGCGCTGCCAGCCCGCAGCGTGAGCGCAGGGATGATTCATGGCTGGTGATGATGAGGCCCGGGAACGGGCCGGGATTTAGAAGGCGAGCTTGCCCGTCAGGCACAGCGACCGCTCGTTGGTTCGCCGGTTGATCAGGCCCTGCGACACCTTGCCGCCCGCCTTGATCCACCCGGGGACGGTCGAGACCTGCCCCTTGGCATTGGTGATGGTGAAGTATGGGCCGAGCGCTGCGCACCCGCCGAGCATGTCGCCAGCCGCGAACCGCTTGGCCGCGGTCGAACCGTTCCAGCCGGTGACGCCGATGTTGTAGGCGAACACCACCGCGGCCGCGAGTTGCCAGGGATGACCCTTCAGCGCTGGCGCGCGCTTGAGCACCGCCGGCCCGAAATCGCGCGTCATGCGCTTGTCGAGGCGGACCTCGCAGCCCTTCACGGTCTCGACCATGCCGGACTTCACGTTCTCGGTATCGCCATCGCAGATCGTCCAGACGCCGGCGATATCGCGGTAGGCTCGCAGCTGCGGCTTGGGGCCGCTCTCCAGCGGGGGGATGACGGCCAGCACGATCGCGGCTGCGGCCGCGCCGATCGTGCCGACAAGCCCCGTCCCTGCTGCCAACTGACGCTTAGTTGCCATCGATGTTCTCCTGGTAGTGGGCCGCGAAAGATCAGCGGCCGCTGGTGCGGGTGCCCTCGATGCGGGCGACGCGGGTATTCAGATCGAGCAGCTGATCATCCTGGCGCCGGCTTCGCTCGCGCGACGTCTCGATCGAGTCGCGATTGCGACCGATCTCCGAACCATGCTGCGCGAGGACCTCGCGCACCGCCGACACGGCCTGAGTGTCTTCACGCTGGCCGGTCGAGGTTGCATCGAGCTTCGCGAGATACGGGCCGCACAAGCACCCGACGACGAGCGAGATCCCGCCGAACAGCGCCAGGCCATTCTTGAACAGCTCGGAGCGATCGCGCGCCTTGCGATCGCCCTCGTCCCGGATCTCGGCCTTCACCGCCTGCGCACGCTCGGCGACGCGGCCGTCGGTCTGCGTTAGGCCGTCGACCAGCTTGTCGAGCTTGCCACCGAACGCGCCCATTGCGCCGTTCAGTCCTTTGACGTCCTCGCCGATCGCCTCGACGCTGGTCTCAAGCCGCGCGACGCGGTCGGGTATGTTGGCGGTCATGATGCCCCGATCATGCCGCAACGGCGGACCGCGGAACTACGGCTTCCTGAAGCCGCTGCATCACGGCGCTAAGCGCGGTCACATGGATCGAGATTTGACCATCGTCTTCGAGCGTCTCGACCATTGCGCTGATCTTGGCGGATACGGCCTCCCACTCCGGCATCGCCGTCAGATCCTGCGCGGCCTTCGTATAGGCGGCGCGCTTTTCGGCAGCGGCTGCCGCACGCTTGGCCTGATCGTCGGCGACGATCTGCTGAGCACGCTGCAATTCTTCGGGCGAATAGTTCATTTGGTCGGTCATGATATTTCCTTTCAGATGCCAGTTACGTCGATCAAAAGAGCGTTGGTCAGAGGGGCAGACCAGTAGACTGTCGGTGGATCAGGCTGGTCGGCCGGTCCGGGCGTTTGTCCGATCACGTCGTCAAAGCTGATGCTGACAATCGACGCTCTGCTTCCGTCGAACCGGACGCCGGTCAGCTTGCCATCGATCTTGCGGCTCCAGACGTGGCGGCCGCCTACGTCGCCGCCGTCTCGGACGGGCTGACCATCACGGTACAGGGCGTCGGTCGATTGATTATGACCCGCCAGGTCCTGCATGATCGCAGCGTACGTGCGGCCGCCCGGCAGGCCGATCGGCGCGTCGGCTTCGTTGATGATGCCCGCCCCGATCATGATTGGCAGTTCAGAATAGAAGTAGAGCGAGCCGTCTTCCCGGAACGCTTGCGTCCCAAAGCCATGCTCTGGCACCGCCACGTTCGCGGTCATGTCGAACACCCAATAGGACACCGACGTGCCGATCGGGGCGTCGGTTGCGAACACCCAATACAGCGTACCGTTGATCGACCTCACGCCGAAGCGCGATATGCCAAAGCCGTCGCCTCGCGCCGCCACGATCGCGGTTGCGCTGGACACTGGCACAAGGGCGGCGCTGGGGGTCGTATTGCCGACGCCGGCGACGGTGCGGGCCTGCGTGTTGACCTTACCGGTGCCGATGCACGTCAAGGTCATCAGGCTGCTGTCGAATTGCAGCTTGCCATCGCTTTCGCGAAAGGACTGAAAACCCGTGCCCATCAGCGTATTCCGATCAGCAGGCGGACATTGGGGCGCTGAAAGGCTTGGCTCCCGTCCGAGGTCGGGAACGACCACGACACCACGTCGCCGGCGAAGGTCACGCGCGGGTAGTAATTCTGGTTGGTGACCGCGAAGCCGGTGTTGATCGCGACATAGAACGGGTCGCCGAGGTCAAGCCCGTAGAGCGCTCGACTTCCGTTCTGCGCCGAGCCGGCTCCGCCAAGGTCGATGAAACCGACAATATTGAACACTATCGTCGTTGTGTCCAAATGCACCGAGCCGTCATCCCGAAGGGTCTGGAAACCGCTCGGCATCACCAGCGCCCCTGACGTGTCGCGAGCCTGCCGTTCGGATGATAGGTCCGGATGCTGCCACCCCCGACTTCGATCCCTACGCTGCCGTTAGGGTCCGAGATTTTGAACTTGTCAGCCACGATGTCGATCTCGCCGTAGGAGCCGTTGTTATTCGCCTCGATGCCGATCCACCGGCCATTGACGTCGAGCCGGATTGCCCAGCGCGCGAGTGCGAGATTCACGTTGTTCTGCACGGCGCTGATCGCGTTGAAGGTCTGCGAGATCGAGACACCCTGCGCGGAAACCGTCGACGTCAGGTTCGCGACCTGCTGGTTCGTCGACGAGATCGCCTGCGCGTTCTGCGAGATCGACGCGCCTTGCACGGAGACGGTGCTCGACAGGCTCGCAGCGTTCGACCCTAGCGCGGACAGGGCATTGGCGTTTTGCGTGATCGACGCGCCCTGCGTGGAGACGGTCGACGACAGCGAGGCGAAGGACTGGTTGAGGTTGGCGAGCGCGGTTGCCTGCTGGCTGATGATCGCGCCCGTCGCACCCGGCGAATATGCCACCGGACCGCCGGAGGTCGTCGGAACTTCTACAAGCTGCGGACGGACGAACCAGGCATAGCTGTCGCCATAGCCGCCATCGGTGCCTCCCTTGAACATGATGATGACGACTGTCTTGGCATTTTCGGGTGCCCGTCCGCGGGCGAACAGGGTTGGAAAGCTGGAGAGCGCACTGCCTTCGCTGTAGTAGGCCCTGTCAGCCGTATAGTCGCCGACGAGTCCCCCGTTGGCATCGAGAAAGCGGAGGTAGATCCTTGTGCGCGCGCGCGAATTGGCAGCCCCCGCACTAGCCTCATAGTTCTTGCCGGGTACGACAGGTACCACTGCGGACTGCCAGTAAGCAAAATCACCGCCGTTCGCGTTCGATCCATACAGACATAGAGTATGCTCGTTCGTCGGCCGATATGCGTCACCCAGAAGGTCTCTCATCCCGCTGTGCGACGTGCCGTTCTGCGCGAATGACCACCCGCTTGTGTCGGCTGCGAAATCTGTATTCTGCAGAAGATTGCCGCCGCCCGCCACCACTTGGGTTTGCAGGGTGGCGATCAGGCCGGCCTGCGTCGACGATGCCGAGGTCAGCGAAGAGATCGAACTGCCCTGCGTGCTTACGACGCTCGACAGGTTCGACACGGTGCCTGAGATCGAACTGATCGCACTGGCGTTGACGCTGATGTTGCCTTCCGCCGATCCGATCCGGGTCGACAGGCTGGCGACGGTGGTGCCGAGCGAAGATAGCGCCGAAGCATTCTGTGTGATTGATACGCCCTGCGCGCTTACCGCGCTCGACATGCTGGCGTACTGCGTGTCGAGGGTCGACAGCGCCTTGAAGCTTTGTACGGCCGATGCTTCCGAAGAATATGCGGTTGCCTGAGCACCCACTTCCATCTTCACCTGACGGCAACCCGCGCCGGTGATTGTGCCCCCGGCTGGATCAATGACGAAGCGCACGACACATTTGGCCGTCCCTGCGGGCGACACCCACGTCGTTTTCAGCGCCGCGCGGTTCGCGCCAGTCGGGGAAAAATCCGTCTGTGCATGGATTGGCGATTGATCGGAGTCGCCGCCTGGCAGGAAACCGCCATTGCCGTCGAGGAAGATCATGTCGATGTACGCGCTGCTGGCGGCCCGATCGGCAAAAACGTGGGCGTCACCGGTTACGGTGTACTGACAGCCCGGTGCCGCCCGAAAAGCCTCCGTCTGCACCAGCACGATCGCAGCACCTGCATACGGGGCACTCAGGTATGCGTATGCTCCCCAGATCACACCAGTGGTCCAGCTTGCGAGCGCGTTGGCGCTCCACCCCACCAAGCCATTTTCAAAACCGCCATTGAGGATCAGATTGGCGTTGCCGGCCAGCACCTTGGTATCGAGCGTTGCGAGGTTGCCGGCGACGTTGCTGATCGCCGTCGCATTGGACGATATTTGCGAGCCTTGCGCCGACACAGTCGAGGTCAGACTTGCCAGCGACGAGCCAAGCGCCGACACCGCGTTCGCGTTGTTGGTGATCGATGCGCCTTGCGAGCTCACGGTCGTGGTAAGGTTCGCGACGGTGGTGCCGACCGCCGAAATCGCATTGGCGTTACTGGTGATCGTCGCGCCCTGCGCACTCACCGTCATGGTCAGATTGGCGACGTTGGTGCCGAGTGAGGACAGCGCCGAGGCATTCTGCGTAATTGATGCGCCCTGTGTCGATACGATCGACGTCAGTGAGGCGTACTGCGTGTCGAGCGTCGAGACCGCCTTGGCCGTCTGAAGCACCTGCGCCTCGCTGGTGTACGCAGTGGCAAGGTCCCCGTATTCAAACTTGACCTGCCGAACACCGAACACCTTCAAAACGCCGCTCGATTTCAATGCAACACAGTACACGCGCGCAAAGGCGGCGTTGGCAGGCGGCGCTGCGGTCAAGGCGAACTTTTGACGACCATCGCCAGAGACCGAGAAATCAAAGTCGTTGAAGACGTTCGGGCCGCCGATCGCGCCGACGACTGTGGTGCGATCACTCGCAATCCAATCGATCTGAACATAAGCGCGCCCGCTGCCGCCTGCGACCCGCAAGACCATGTCGGCCGTCAGCGTGTGTGGCGCGGCGTACACTTCGATCAAGTCGCTGGTGACGAAGACGAACGTGTTGTCGGGCACGTCGGAGTTTGTGTAGGCGATCTGCCCCCAACTGCGAGACAGCCCGACCGACCAACCGGGGCCGGATGGTGTCCAGTTTACGAAGCTGTTCTCGAACGAAGCGTTCGGCACGAGGTTCGGGCTGCCCGCAGCAATCCGCGTGGTCAGCGTTGCAAGGTCGCCCTTCGCATTGCTGATTGCGCTGGCGTTCGTGTCAATCTGCGAGCCCTGCGTTTCGGTGAGAGTCCGAAGGCTGTCGATTTGCCCGCCGGCTGCTGCCACGCCGCTCAACGCCTGATCCGCGCGCGACTGCGCGGCCGACGCCTGCGTCTTCGCAGCGGTCGCATCCGCCGCGGCCGCGCCGACTTGGACGATCGCGTCATCGGCGCGCCCCTGTGCGGTCGCGGCTTGCGCCTTGACGCTGTCGATCAGGCTCTGTGCGGCAGCGATTTGTCCCTGTGCTGCGGCGATCGCCGCGGTTGCCGATGCGATTGCGGACGTGGCGACCAACAGGGCGGCCTTCACGTCCCGCGTCAGGATGGTCGAACCATCGGAGGCCGACACGGCATCTGCAACCTCGCCAGCGGGTTTCCCGGCGACGGCTTTGGTGTCCTTCGACGTGTTGTCGCCGGTGACATCGGCGTTGTTCGCCGGCTTCTCTCCGGTCGGATCGGTAATGTCGGGCCATGCTGCCGACGCGACGAGCGGCTCTACTTTACCGGCGGTGCTCAGACCCTCGATCGTAAGCGCCAGCTTGCTGACGCCCTCGCCGACCTCGATCGAGAAGTCTTTGAAGAACCCGTAGATCGTCAGGCTGTCCAAACCGTCCTGCCCGATCCAGAGACACGGCGTCGCGCGAACCGCGGAGATCCGCTTCATGACGAAGTCGATCGCTTTGGTGCGGATCAGCGCGTTCGCGGTCATGCGCTTGGCCCAGGCGCGCGGCACGACGGTGGCCTCGCCGAACTCGTCGACAACCTTGCGGCTGTAGTCGGTGATGGCCGCGGTCGGCGATGCCTCGGTCAGGCCCAGCGCGGCACGTTTGCCGACGATAAGCGTACCGATCGACACGACGCCACCGCCAATCACGGTGACGGTGACCTGCCCGGGGTTCGCCGGCAGATCGAGGAACGTGATCGCGCCTTCGGCGACCGGCAATGTCCGATCATATCCGGTGGCCTGGACCCGTACCGTGTCGCCGGCGACGTCGAGCAGCGCGACCGAGTCGATCGCGCCGGCGTTGACCGTCACTGCAACATTCCGATTGGCCGTGGTCACCGAGCCGAGCGCCTGGTCGAACATGGCCCATCGGTTGGTCGGACCGACGTTGAGCCATTTGCCGGACGTGCCCTCGGGATCATCACCGGCCGCGATGGAGGCGACGCTCTCATAGATCCGGTGCGTTGCGGTCTTGATGACCCGCACGCCGCGCGCATAGGCGACGCTCGCCGACCATTCAGCAGCGTCGGTCTCCGCGACATTGCTGGCGACGAGCTGCGCGTTCGCGATCGTGACCGGTTGCACGAGCTGCAGCGTCGACGTCTGATCAGTAGGAGCTGGATCGTTGCCGCTGTCGACCAGATCGTCGGTACCGGTCAGCCCCTCCACGCTCAGCGTGCAAAAGCTGAGCGGTGGTGATGCGATGTCGATCGAGAACTCTTTGTAGAAGCCGCGGACGCTGAGACTGGCGAACCGTTCATCGGCGATCCAGAGTGCGGACGTCGCGCGCAGATCCGCCAACCGGCGCTGCACCGCATCGACCGTCTCGAACGGCACGGCGACCTGCACCGACATGCGCCGCGCGAAGCCGCGTTCGACGACAGTCGTCACGCCGTAATCGTCGGTCACACGTCGACTATAGTCGATGATCCCGATCGTCGGCGCCGTCGCGGTCGTGCCGAGGTCGATAACCTCGCCGCTGTCGAGTTGGACCTTCATGCGGCCGCACTCGTGACGGCGATCGCATCACCGCCACCGGCCGAGGTTACATCGTCGAGCTTGCGCGCGACGCGGCCGGTGTTGCTGGCGATCGGCGCGAGGGCGGCGACCAGATCAGTGCGCAATTGTGCAACCTCGTCGTGCAGTGCGTCGGTCGCCGCAGCGTTATCGTCGTTTGCCGGCCCCGCGACGGTCGCAGGCTGCGCGGCCGATATCGCCGCCATACCGCCCGCGGCCGACGTCGACGCGGTGCCGCGCTTGGCGAGCGACGTTACGACGCCGTAGGTCGCCTCGAGGCTGGCAGCGGTCTGCGCCTGGACGCGCGCCAGCTCCTGCCGGCTGGTCGCCTGTTCGGCCGCGGCGGTCAGCAGCGCCTGGCTAAGTGCCGGCAGGCTCTTCGCCGCATCCTGATCACCGCCACGCGCAGCCGACGTCGCAGCGTTGAACTGGCCCTGCAGCGTGGCAAAGCTGCTGCCACCGGCCGCATCGGTCAGGCCGCGGATGCGCTTCACCTCGTCCATGATGCTGTCGCCGACCGACGTCCATGCATCCGCCAGGGCCTTTGCGGCCGTGGCGGCTGCCTGCGCGTCCTGGATCGCGTAGATCTGCTGCTGAAGCGCGCGGTTGCTGGCGTCGAGCTTGGCGAGATCGAGCGCGCGGATCGCCGCGGTATCGCCCTGCAGCTCGAGCAGCTGCCGCTGGAGATCCTGCCGCTCGCTGGCGATGTCGGCCGCACTCTTCGCGCCCTCCATCGATGCCTGGAGATCCGCGAAGGCCGGCGCGAGCTTCAGCAGCGTCGCATAGGTTGCCTGCCCGGCCGACGTCGTCAGATCCTGCGCCTCGACCAGCTGGCGGAACGCCGACAGCGTTGCCGGCATCGTCGTGCCGAGGCTGGCGAACACGCCGGACATCTGCGCCGTCTTGGCGGCCGCCTGCTCTTCCTTGGAATAGTAGGTCTGGAAATACGCGCCGGCCGCGTCAGTCAGCGCCGAGACGCTATCGAACTGATCGGCCAGCGCGAGCTTCACGCCGATCCCCATCGCCTGCGCATTGGTGCCGAGCAGATTGAGCGATGCGCCGACCGCCTCGACGGTCGACGCGACGCGCACCAGCGTTTCGAACGTGCCTTCGCCGACCTTCTGGAACTGTGCGACCGCCGGGAAGGCTGCCGCAGCCATACCGTCGGCCGCAGCGCCGAACACCGCGGACAGCTTTTCCTCGATCTGCGCGCCGGTGAGGCCCTTCAGGTCGATCTTGCCGATGTCGACGACGAACCCGTTCAGGCGCGACTGCACCTCACCAGTGGCAACGCCGAGCGGACCGGCTGCCGCGGCGATCGCGTCGTTGAACGACTTCAAGATCAGCGTGAACTGATTCTCAAGTCCAGCGTCGGCCGCACCGTATTGCGTCGAGTATTTCTTGCTCGTGGTAAGACCAAACAGCTTCTTCTTCTTCTCGATATCCGAGTAGTATGAAGCATCGAAGCCGCCATTCAGGATGCTGCCAACGGACTGCGCACCGCCATACAGGCCGCTGCCAATGACGCTGGTCTTCGAACCGAACAGGCCGCCAAGGATCCCGCCGATCACCGGGATCTTGCCCAGCACCGAGCCGATGGCGTTCGACTTGAACCCTTCGGTCACACCGGTCGACGCATCGACGTTGCCGGCGCGCACGACCAGGCTGGCGACGCCACCGATCTGGCTGTCGATCGACTTCAGGGAAGCGGCCATCTCGCGCGCGAAGGTGTTGGTCACGGTGTCGACCTCCTTCAGCGCATCGATTGCGTTCTTGATGCTGTCGCTCTTGGCCGACGTATCGCCGAGCACGGTACCGGTGCCGGTATTCGTCGGCGCCAGCGTGTTCTTGTTGCCGCCGAAGGATCCAGCGATCGAGACGCCGATCGACGCCAGGGCGGCGATCGTCGCGGCGCCGGCAGCAATGTTCAGCGGGAACGGCAGGCTCTTGATGGCATTGACCACCGCCTCGGTCGCGCCAACGGCGATGCGCGCGACGCTGTTGGCGATCTTGGTGCCGGTCTCGATCGCATCCTGCGCGATCGCGCGGACCGACAGCGCGAACTGGACCAGGCGGAACGCCTTCTCGGCGGTCGCCATTGCCTTGTAGCCGTCCGAGCCTTCCTTGAAGAACCCCTTCGCGGCCGATGCCATATCGCCGAACGCGCCGATCTGCTGCGACGACGACCGAAGCGCGAACAGCCGGTTCTCATTGTCGATCTGCTTCTGATCGCCATGAGCATCACGGATGGCCGCGTCGTGCGCCTCCTGCAGCTTGGCCTGGTCCGCGTAATAGCCGGTCATCACCGTCAAGGCATCGCCGATCGCGGAGCCGACGCTGCCGAAGGCGTCTGACATGCCCTGAGCAGCGCGCTGCGCGGTCTGATCGATCGTATCGAACAGATCTGCCGTCGCGGTCAGCGAAGCGTTGAATGCGTCCTGCTTCTCGGTGAGGACCTGCTGACCGACGGCGATCGCGACCTGTTGCGCGACATAGGCGTCCCGATCGGCCGGATTGAACTTCTGCGCCTCCTGCGTTGCCTTCAGCGTGGCAAGCGCACGGACGCGTTCCATGTCGGTCGCACCGACCAGCCGCAGCTCTTCGCGCAGCTCGGCGAGCCGATCGTTGCCCGTTGCCGTCTCCGAATTGAACTGCGCTGCGCGCTCCGACACGGTGAGCGCGTCACGCGCAGCGCGCTGGTCGGCCAGCGCCTGCGTCGCGCGCGCCGCCTCGGTCGTCAGGCCACGCGTGCGTGCTGCCTCGATCGCAGCGAGCAAAGGCAGATCGGAGATCTGATCCTTGACCAGGTCGGCCGCGCGCTCGGCCGGTACCAGACCGGCTGCGACCTGCGCGTTGATCATCATCTGCGCCGCGGCCTGGTTGCGCGCGCCGGCGGTCGACTTGGCGGCGTCCGATACGCGCTGCGCGATCGCGAGGCGGACCTGACGATCGACAGATGCCTCGATATCGGCCTGCTGCTTGATCGCCTTGCTCTCGGCTTTCACGCGCGCCTCGGCGATGAGCGCCGCGGCATCCGAAACGCCATAGGCTTTCGCCAGGGCGTACAGGTTGCGGATCTGCGCCTCGACCGCCTCGGCATCGCGCACGAGCGACTCGGCGTGACGATCGACCGGCGTCTTCTTCGGCGTCCGGTCCGCCTTGATCTCATTCGACTTCTTCGTGAGCCGCTCGTGCGCCTTGTCGATGATGTTCCCGGCCGCCTTCGAGACGAATGCGTTCGTGCCGTTGATCACCTGACCCGCGCCCTGGGCGTATCCCTTGCCGAACGCCTTGCCGAGATTGCTACCGGCGCTGGTCACAGCGGTTGCGGTATCGCTCTGCCCCATCGCCTTCAGGATCGGACCGGCATAGTCGCTGATCGCGCTGCCGATCGACTTCAACCAGCCGGAAACGCGGTTGTAGATCGACGAGAAGATCTCCGAGATCCAGTTGCCGGCCCACTGTGCCGCGGCGACAACGGGCGCGAAGAACTGCGCGACGGCCGCGGCCGCTGCCGACACATAGGCCGACACCGACGTCGAGATGCTGCTCCACAGCTCGACGATCGCCGCATAGGTGCCGGTGAACGTGCCGTAGATCGATGCGAGGAAGCCCTGGACCTGCTGCGCGTCGTTCGGCGAGAACAGGTAATCCATGATCGACTTGCCCGAGCCGCCAGCGTTCATGCCGTCCGAGATCGTCTTCCACACGCCGGCGACCATGTCGCCAGTGGTCACCGATACGTCGCCGAGCTTCTTCATTTCCTTGTGCGTCAGCCCGAGACCGTCGGCGAATTTCTTCATGCCGGCATCGTCATCGATCTGCTGTTTCCAGCGATAGAGCGCGACGCCGGCGACGGACGCCACGGCGATCGCCGGCAGGAACGCAACCGCGAGCCCGCCGACCTCGGCAGCGAAGCCCTTCAGGCCGCCCTCGGCCATCTGCGCGACCTGGAAGATCTGCGCGCCCTGCTGGATGAGGACCTGCATAGGCTTCTGGCCGGTGAGCAACCCCTGCGTGATGTCCGGCAGCTGGACGGCGATGTTCTTCAGCGCACCGCCGCTCTTGCGCATGGCTCCGCCCATCTCGTCGTGCGCCTGCCCGACCTGTCGAAGCCGTCCGGTCAGGACGTCCTGCTGGCGAGCGTATTCAGCGGGAGCCGTCGCGCCCGAATGATACAGGCGCGTCGACTCGGCGATCTCGGCGTTGAGTCGCTTGGTCGCGGCGTAGAGCGGATCGGTCGACGTGCGCAGCTGCTCGGCCGCGGCCGCGTCGGCAACCTGCGCATCATGCGAACCACGGACCATGGCAGCAAGCCGATCATGCTCATTGGCGAGCTGCTTGACCTCGGCCGCAGCGGTGCGGGCCGCGCGTGCCTCGTCCTCGGCGAACTTGGCCGACAGGGCGCTGAATGACGCGCCGGCGTCGGTCGCACTCGGCCGATCGGCTCCGCTGGTACGATCGAGCGCCGCTTGCAGGCGAGATTGCTCGAGGAGTTGACCGTTGACCGCCGCCTCGGCCGCAGCGCGTGCCTGCGCCGCTTCGACCTCTTTCCACGCCGCCAAGCCCTGGCGCCGGTGAGACTCGAACAGCTGATACGCGTGGTCGGCCTCGCGGATCGCCTGCGCCTCCATCTCGGCAGCGCGAGCAGCCTTATTTGCGGCATCGAACTTCGCCTCTGCCGCAGCTTCCGCCGCTTGCGTGGCACGTCGCGCTGCCGCGAATTCTTTATCGAACAGCGCCGCCTCTTCCGCGCGGATCCGCTGCGCAAGTTCCGTCAGGCCCTTCTGTTCAGCGGCGGTTGCTCTGAACTCGGCGTTCATCGCGCGGATCTCTTCGCGCGTCTTGCCGAACGTGCTGTTTTGCCGCTCGAGCTGAGCGACCATACGCTCGCCGGCTTTCTCGACGCTCGCCATAGCCATACGGGCCGTCTGAAGCTCGCGCGACGCGGCGTTGCCGAATGCGACGATGTTCGACGTGCCACCCGAGACGTCGACCATACCGCGCGTGGCGCGCTCGATCTTCGTCGCGTCGGCCAGGACCTTGGCCTCGGTCGAATTCATTGCGGCCTGCAGCTGGATCAGCTCGCCGAAGGATCCGCCAGTATCGATGACGAAGCCGACTTCGAGTGCCGGGGAGGAATCGTCCATGGGCATAATCCTCCCCGATCAACCCAGCAGCGCTCGCAGCTGGGCTTCCTCGATATCCAGCTCGCGCTGGGTCACTGGTGCCCGCCATGGCGGCGGGCAGTTCTCGCTTTCGGCGCGGCGCCCCTCGGCGAGGTAGGCTTTCGACAGATGCCGGATCAGCCGAGCCTCCCAGGGCTCGAGCTGGACGCAGGTATTTTCCTGCCATGCGGCGATCTCGCGCCAGCTGAGCGGGCCGGCGCCCATCTCGGCCGCTTCGGTCAGGCCCATCTCGATCAGGTGATCGACGATATGTGGCGCCTGGTTTGGCGGCATCGGAGGATCGATCTTTTTCCGCTTCAGATCATCGATCCGACTGGATCTTGTCTCAGCGGCTTCGACCTTGCCGCGCCGGCTCCGCGCGTCCGGTTTCGGCGTGGCATGCAGCCACGCCATATGCCGGACGTAGAGGGTCAGGCCGCCTTCGAGGCGGCGCTGAAGTTTCCCCAATCGCCGACGAACTTCGTCACCTGGCGGGTGATGAAGCCGAGGCCCTGATTGGCGTAGACCGACCGGAACAGATCCTCACCGGAGATCGGCGTCTCCGCGCCTTCCGGCTGATATTCGAAGTTTTCGAAACCCGACGTGATCGCGGCGAGATCCTCGGCGGTCTCGGCGACGCGCTCTTCTGGCGTTGCGGCGGTGATCTTGCCGTCATTGTCCTGCATACGCTTCAGCGTGCGCGCGGACTGGCGCGATTCAACGACGCCATATGCCTTGCTGCCCGGGCCATGCACGAGAATGCGAACCGGCAGCGTACGCTCGGCATCAGCGAACAGCAGCTCACCGGCCGGGTTCTTGAGATGCAGAGCGGCGGTCGAGGTAACGGCGAGCAGTGCGATGTTGAGCTTCATGATGTGGATCCTTCGCGGGAGGATGGCGCACCAACCCGCCCCGCACCCGCGATAGCGAGGCGAGCTGGTGCAAAAGGAGCCGGCGTCGCGGGCGCCGGGAGGGGAAAGGGGTTAGGCTGCTGCGGCGACCTTCACCGGCTTGGTGCAGATCTCGATCGTCGGCGCGGCCATCAGCATGCTGTCGGCGCCATCGACCGTCTCCGGCATGCCGAAGGTGCGGCCCTGGAAGTACCGCTTCGAGCCGTCCTGATAGGTGACCTTGAACGAATAGAGCTTCTGGCTCTCGTCATCCCCGGACGTCTGCAGGATGTTCTGGCCCGCATCGGCACTGTCGAGCGCCACCGACGGCTGCAAAGCACCGTAATCGGGCGAGCCCTTATACTTCTGCTTGCCACCCTTCAGCGGCTGGAATTCGACCTTTGCGAACGTCGTGCCGATCGTGCCGATCTTCTCGACGTTGCCGATCTCGGTCATCGTGAGCGCGGCGAAACCGGTGGCATCGTTGGTCGCCGGGGAAGCAACGCTGATGGCGAGCGTCGAGCCCGCCGCAGTCTGGGACGTCATAATTCTCTACCTTTCTCGAGGCGAGCCGGCTCGGCCGGCGGAAGGTCGCTCGCGCGATGGCGAGCAAACCGGGTTAGCCGCGGGCGCGGCCGGTCTTGGCGGGGTCGCTGGCGGTATCCTCAGCGACAGCTTCGACCAGGCCGGCCGCGCTGTAATTCTCGAGTTCGCCCGCGGTGACGTCGATCGTCGAGCCGGCGGTGAAACGCTTCTCGCTGCCGGCGTCGTTGAAGTCGCGCTTAACGGTCGCCTTCACGGTCTTGGTCTCGGTATCGGACATGGTAATCTCCTTGGTGGTCAAGCGGGGGCGTCGAAACTGACGCGGAAATCCTGAGCCTGTTCGAAGCTGTTGCCGGGGCCGCGCGCATCGGGACCGCGGCCGGCGGTCAGCACCGAAACATTGGTCGCGCCGGCGTAGCTGCCCGTCCGGCCCGCACATGCCTTGACGGCAAGGCGGATGGCTTCGCCCTGGTCAGCATATTTATCGGCACGCACCGTGACGGAGATGCGATCGATCGTGCGGACAGTCCCGCTCCGTTTGAGCATTTGGCGCTCGACATTGCTGACCAGGCGCACGAGCAACGCCGGCAGCACGACCTGCTCAGGCAGCGCTCCGGACTGGATGCTTTCGGCCGCGATCAATTCGGTCAGCGGCGCGTGATCGAGCAGCAGCTCGCCAATGATATCGACACCCGTCATGCGTCATCGCCTTCCGGTTCGGCGCTGGCGACGATCCCCGACGGGGTGACATGCGCGTTGATGTAGCTCTGCGCCGCGGCGATCGCCTCGGCGCCCTTGATATCGAGCGACGGCCGCAGGAACGGATGCGGCTTGGCGCCGGGGTGCCAGACGGTTTCGCCGACGAACTTGCCGCCGATGATCATCGTGCGTTTGTCCGTTGCGTTGATCCGGGCGACGCTTTTCCCGCCGCGCTCATCTTTCGCGATCGAGATGAAATGGGCGTCGGTGCCGTATTCGAGCCAGTTGGCGATCGCCCGCCCCCAACCCTTTCGCACCGTGATCTTGACGGTGATCCGGCCAGCTTCTGCCTTGCTGCGCAAGACGAGCGCGTCGTCGACGTCGGAAGAGATCGATCGCTCTTTCGCCTCGGCCAGGATGATCTTGCCGCCGGCGCGTGCCGCGCCGCGCAGGACCTTCTTTTCCAGCTCGTCGGGCAACCGATCCATGAAGTGCCGAACACCTGCACCGCCGCGGCTGGTGGCCATCAGCTACGGGCCGCGCGGGGATTATAATCCTCGACCATCAGCTCGGTACCGCCGCGCCGGCCCAGCTCGGCCGGCCCCGCGATGATCTGCATGATCCGGTCGCCGAGCACGAGCCGCATGCTGGGATCGATATCGTCACGCCAGTACATGCGGACCCGCGCCGGTCGCGTGCTGGTGGTGAAACCGCCCTCGAGCTGCTCGCCTCGGCTGGGTAGCTTGTCCTGGATGCCGACCCAGATCTCCTCGACCAGCTCCCATTCTTCGGCGCCGGCGCTGCCGAAGGTCGTGCTGGGCACCTTGCGCTCGAGGCGCACCAGGTCTTCGAGTTCGCCGGGACGAACGACGATCATCCGACCGACTGCGCCATGTAGCGGCCGATCATCGGGCGGAGCTGGTCGTCGGTGAGCTGCGGCGCTTCGCGGTTCACGAAGAAATCAGACAGCGCGAGCTTCACGCAGTGCACCACCATGGCGGGCACCTGGTCGACCGCCGACCAACCGGCCGCGCCGACCAGCTCGCGGCCGAGGAAGCTCTCGATCCGTCCCTGCGCTGCCGGGATCAGGTCCAGGACCTGCGCGTCGGCGCTGACGCTGACGCGCAGGAAGGCACGCGCAGCGGCGGTCGTCAGCACGCCGCTATCGATCGCCGCTACGTCGACCATCGCTTAGGCGGCCGTCTTTTCGCCGGCCTTCGCCGGGGTGTGCTTATTGGCGATCTTACGATCGACGAGATCCTTTTCGACGTCCGTGTCAAACTTGGCGACGTCGTCCTTATTGTAGTGGGCGCCGACGGAGTGGGCGTGGTTGAAGATGACGGTCATGCTGGTCTCCAGATGCACCTCGGGCGGCCGAAGCCGCCCGAGGTGAGGTTGGTTGTGATGGACGGCGATCAGGCCGCAGGCGGGTTACGCGCCCCAGGTGACGCCGGTGAGCATCGCGAAGGCGGCCGCGTAGCGCGTGCCGGTGTCGTGCTCGGCGATCAGCCGAACGACGGTCTCGTCGTTCGAGAACGCCGAGCGGATCGTGCCAGCATCGTCGTATGCCGCGGTGTCCGAGCTTGCGATCGTCACCGCCTCGGTGTCGCCGATGAGCAGCTGCGAGAAGTCGCCGAAGTAGACCTCCGACTCGTTGCCGCCTGCGCCGAGGTTGTCCGGCACCGACGTCGTCATGCCGATCGGGTAGCCGTACAGCGTGCCGTTCGCGCCGATCTCCGGGAAGGCGATGTTGCCGTTCCCGTCGCGCATCGTCTCGAGGTACATCTTCGAGCGCGGGCTCATGATCCAGCCGCAGCTGATCATCGGCACATTGGCGTTGATGACCTTGAGGCGAACACGCATCAGGTCGTTGGTGACCGTCACCAGGTTCGCAGGCGCGGTCATCGCCAGCTTGTTGCCGGCCGGCATCAGGGCTGCCAGGCCGTTCGGCGTGAGCGCATCGCCGGTGTTGCGGATGAACACGGCGTCTTCCTTGACCGCCACGCCCTCAAGCAGATCGTCGCGGACCATCTGCACCACGCCGATCGAGGCGCGGCGGATCAGCTGGTTCGTGATCGGCACGAGCGCGCGCAGCGTCTTTGCCGACATCGACATCATGCCGACCTGCACGTCGGTCGTCGGCGCCGGCTGGCGCTCGCCGACATAGCCCGCGGTCGTGCCCTGCGTCTTCTTGCGCATGCTAAGGTTGCCATCCGGCATCGGGATCGAGCGTGCGCCAAGGCGGCGGACGACGACGCGCGGGCGGAGCAGGTCAACGAAGTCGGCGCTGTAGGCCGTGTTGACCAGGAAGCCGCCCTTCACGTTGGTCGACTGCTCCTGGTTCGCCACGATCTGGCCGGTCTCGGTGCCCCAAAGCTGCTCGGCGTGAGCAGCCGCGGCGCGCTGGTCCATGTTGCACGCGGCGAGCGACATGGTGATGCGGGTGAACATCGTGCCGGCAGGGAGTGCCACGGCAGGCGCGGCCGGTACGGTACCGGGGCCGCCGGCGGGCGTGCCGACGACGATCGGCGCCGCGGTCGACGCCTTCAGCTTGAGGACCTGCTCTTCGCGGCCGATCTTCGCCTGGATGCCGGCCGCCTCGGTCATCTTGGCGTCGAAGTCGGTCTGCTCGTCGGCGGTCAGGTCGCGATCGCCATCGGCGGTCGCGGTGGTCGTGATCAGCTCGGCTGCCGCGAGAACGCCGGCAAGGCTCGTCTTGAGCGCGGTGATGCGCATAGGTAGGTCTCCTGGGGTTTCAGAGGCCGGCGCGGGCGTGCGCAAGCTTCAGGGTGTTCTCCGCGGCCGTGCGCCGGGTGGAGGAAGTGCGGGTCGACAGGCGGCGGATCGCGCCGTCCAGGCCGTCGGCCTCGACGCGGTCGGCCATGCCGGCTTTCACCGCCGGACCGCCGGCGAGCACGCCGCCTTGTCCGAAGTCGCTGCGGACAACCGCCTCGCTGACACCGCGGCCGCGCGCGACCGCTGCGATGAACACATCCTCGAGCGCATCGACCGTCCCGCTGATCACGGCGCGCCCCTCCTCGGTGGTGAGGTCGGGGCGCTTGTTGGGCGCGTTCTTGCTGACGATCGCGATCTCGCGCCGGCCGGCCTGGTCGGGGTTCTCCTGGATGCTGCCGCCCATCATCACGCCGATCGAGCCGACCATCGCAGTCGCGTCGATCGATATCTGGTTGGCCTGACTGATGATCCAGTAGGCGGCCGAGCAGCCCATGCCGGTGACGTGCGCGGAGACCGGCTTGGGCGACTGCGCGACCATGCGCGCGAACTGCGCGATATCGGTGGTGACGCCGCCCGGGCTGTCGACGACCAGCAGGATCTTGCGCACGGCCGGGTCTGCCTGAAGGGCGCGGAAGTCGGCCGCGAGCAGATCGAGCGCGACCGCACCGCCGCCCGACGGGCTCATCATCGCCGCGCGCGGCAGGATGGGGCCGAAGATCGGCAGGGCGCCGACGCCATCGCGGATCGCGGCCGATCGCGTGCCGGCCGCGCGTTCGCCCATCTGCGCGATCGCCTCGAAGTGGCGCTCGACGTGTCCGTCCTCGGCGACAGCCTGGACCGCCGGGTGACCCAGGGCGCGGATCGCCATCGCCTCGATCGCCTCGAGGTAGCCGGGCATAATCGCCCAGGGCACGGACCGGATGGCCGCTAGAATACGGTCGTTCATGCTGGATCCTCGTCGTCGGCCGAGCGGTTGCGCTTCGGCGGGGTCTGCTCGGGCGGGCGGTGATCGACGGGCGCGGTCGGAGCCTGCCCCTCGATCGCGGATCCGGAGCCGACGCGATATTCGTCGCCGCCCTCGCGATCGTTGCGGTTCTCCATGCGGCGAACCTCGTTCGGGTTGAGGATGCCCTTGTCGATCGCGACGCCGTAAGCTTCGTAGCGGCTCTTGATGTCGCCCTTGAGCAGGGCATCCGGCAGGAACTCGAAGAAGTGACCGGGCTCGGCGAACTGGTGCGTTGCGGCCGCGGCGACGCGCTCGAAGTGCCCCATCATCGAATAAAGGATCAGCTCGAGGCTCTGCTGCTCGATGTTCGAAAACGTCGCGCGGCTCAGCTCGAAGACGATATGCGGGGGGACGCCGAACGCGCGGGCGATCTCGACGACGTAGAACGCGCGGACCTCGATATACTGGCTCTTCGCGTTGTCATGCGCGAGGAACTTGGCGTCCATCTCCTGATCGAGCACGGCGACCTGGCCGGCATTTTTCGGTCCGGAGAAGCGCTTCTGCCAGTCGGTCTTGAGCTTGGTCTTGTCGTCCTGCTCCATCTTCGCCTTCGACGTCAGGATCGTCGACGGCTGCGCATTGTTCTCCCAGAAGCGCGCGGCGAAGGACGACGTCGCCGCGGCCGCCTCGAACGTGTCCTGCAGGATCTTAAGCCGATCGATGCCGACCAGGCCATCGCGCGAGAAGCCGGGAATGTACCAGAGATCGTTCCGCGTCAGCCGCTCGAACGTGCCGTTCGGGAGGTGCGTATCGTAGAACACCTCGAGCCCGTCGGCCTTGTCCCAGCTCGACGCCGGCGTGACGCCTTGCGGATTGACGCGGGTGAGCTTGCCGGCGCGATAGAGCCCGTCGCGGTGAATATAGCCGGCGAATTTGCCGGTCATAATCAAGTCGCCGAGCATCACCTCCTTGAAGAGGAAAGCGTTCTGCACGTCGTTCGTGCGCGTCCGGAGCATGATTGCCTGGGGCGCGTCGTCGACGCGGACCTTGCCCGTGCCTTCCGAGCGGTAATAGATCAGCGGCGCCATTGCGAAGAGCCCGGTCAGGACCTCGAGCGCGCGCAGTACCGCCGGCGACGACATCGCCGCCTGCTCGCCGATCGGCGCGCCGCGAGTGCCACCGAGCAGATTGAGGAAGGTCAGCCCGCTGGTGTCGTTCATGCCATCGGCCGAGGCGACGATCGCCGGCGCGGCGGGCCCCATCGGCATGCCGGCAGGTTCGTCAGCCGTTACGGCGACGTCAGCGCGATCGCCACGAAGGGCGCGAGTAGCCGCGCGAGCACGGTCAAGAATTCCCATGCTCAGATCCCCGTATATTCGAAGGTGTTCGTTCGCGGGTTGCGCGTCATCAGCACCACGGCGTTGAAGCCCGCCAGCAGCGGATCGATCTTTGCCGTCCCCGACACCTGCTTGGTGATCAGGATCGCGCTGCCGGTCGGCGTGACTTTCGCGTTGCCGACACACCAGTTCATCAGCCCCTGGCCGGCATGCTTCAGCGTGCCGTCCTTCAGTTTTCGCTCGGTGCCCTTGATCGCGCCGGTAAGGCGGTAGCCCTGCGGTACCGCGACCATCTGGTCGGCCGTGAAACCGCGGCCGGACAGCTCATCGACCAGGGCGGCGACGCCTTGCGGATCCAGACCGATCGCCGCCTCGGCCGGGAACAGGCCGGCGTCCTTCACCTGCTCGAGCAGATCCGCGACCTCGACCAGGTCCTGCGTCGGATCCTGGCACTTGATCAGCGTTCCCTCAGCCATGAAGTCGGTCAGCTTGCTGACGATGTCCTTGCGCCGGTCGAACACGTCGGGATGCGCCCAGGCCCGGTTCCACATCAACCAGGTCCGCGGATCCGACTTCAGTCGGCCGAGCAGCGCCAGGCCGAACAGATCGTCGAGCCCGCCGCCATCGATGCCGGCGACGGCAACCTCGACCAGCTCGAGGAAACCCTCGAGCGAGCCGTCCCACAATTCGACCGCAGCCTTTGCCTTGGCCCAATACACCGCCCCGACCCAGGCATCGTGCCGCAGCCCGACGCCGATCTCGACGTTCAGGTGCTTGGCGTAGAAGACCTGCTTGGTGCCGTCCTCGGCGTTGACGATCTTGGCGAACTCGTCCTCGAGCCAGGTCTGGCTGACTGAGCGACCGATGTTCGGGTTGGTGACGTAGAAATTGGCGGGGTCGAGATGCTCGTCCGCCTTCAGCATCTCCTCCGGGAACTCATAGAGCACCGGCAGAAATTTACGGTTCTCCACGACGCCATCTCGGACGTCCCGAGCGTATGCCAGCTTCTCCTTGAAGACACCGGCAGGCGGCTCGTCCGACTGCGTCGTCAGGTAGAGCGTATAGCCCTCCGGACGCGAAACCTGGCCGCCGGTGGCCTCGCGTAGCATCGAGTCCGCGTTGGCCTTCTTGCCGAACAGCCATAGCTCGTCGACCAGGACCCGGCTGGCCTTCTTGCCTGACACCGTCGCCGCATCGGCCGCAACGACCTTCAACGTGGCCTTGGTCTCCCTTTGCGTGATGAGACGCACATGCTCCTGGATGTGGAGCAGATCGGTCAGCTCCTCATCCGCTCGGATCATATCGCAGGCCGGCTTGAAGCTGTTGCCCGCCACCTCGATCGTCGGCGCGAGGATCAGGTTCTCGTCCGACGGCCGCCAGCCGCAGATCAGCTCGGTCAGCATGATGCCGGCCGCGATCGTCGACTTGGTGTTCTTCTTCGACACCAGCAGCATGCCCTCGCGGATCATCTGCTCGCCCGTTTCGGCGTTGTACGCGCCAAAGATCGCGGCCGCGAAATCGAGCAGCCATTCGTCGGCGCTCTCGCCGATCGTCCAGGTCTCCTCCGTCGCCGGGTTGATGCCCAGATCTGCGATCTTCAGCGCGCAGAAGACCGCCATCTTCGCCTCGGCCGAGGCAGGAAACAGCGGCGTAAACGGGATCAGCGTGCGGCGATCGCGGATCCGTCGTTTCCAATCGAGGCACGCCGTCGACCAGATCGGGATCGTCAATTGATCGTCCTGGTCGGGGCGCCGATCGCGCCGAACTTACGTCCGGCCGCCGCGGCACGATCCTGCTGCTGAGCCTTCTTTCCCTTCGCTGGCGCGACCGCCTCGTTGATCGTCTTGAGCGAGTTGGCGAGGTTCTTCACGATCATCGAGCGCGCCGGCAGCGACACCGCTTTCATCATCGCGTCGCGCCGAGAATCGTTCTCGTCGTTGGCGGTGAGGATCTCGATGGCCTCCTCGAGTTCGCCTTGGAAGCTCGTCACCGCGTCCAGCTCGTCGAGCATGCGCCCGACCAGCTGGCGGGCGTTCTCGGCGATCGTGCCGGCGTCGACCGGCTCGCGGACCTCAACGGGATCCGCGACCACGATGCGCGGCGCGGGAAGCAAAGTGCGCACCGGTTGGCGTGTGCGAACCGGCCGTTCCCAGCCTTTCAGCTTCGCCCGCTTGCGAATAGCCGCTTCGGAAATCTCGTGCCGATCAGCTATTTCGCGGATCGAATCATCACCCGACAAGTATTCGCGCTGAATACGCGACCACTCTTCAGGTGTTTTGCGGACTGCCATCGATCAGCACCCCGCCACGAAAGTACGCACCCGGAGACGTCCAGGGGGAAATAATCTCCGCGTGGGAGCCATAGGGGTCCAGGGGGTCGGCCCCCGTGAGGGATCGACCCACCCCCCTGCCCCGCGGAGTCAGGCTAGGAAGGCAGCCCGCTCGGCTCGCTGCTTGTGCTTGTCATGGCACGGCTTGCAGAGCGTCTGCAGGTTGGCGAACAGCCAGAAGAGGCGCTCGTCGCCGCGGTGCGGTTCGCAGTGATCGGCGACCAGCAACGACGTGTCGGCCGAGGTGAAGCCGCAGCCAGGCCACTGGCACGTATAGAGGTCGCGGGTGAACACGAGCACACGCAGGGCACGCCAGCGCGCCGACTTGTACCACTTGTGCCAGGGCTTGAAGAGGCGGCGATCGGCGTCAGCGCTGCGCTCGACGGGGGCAAGGGAGCCCATCGTCGGCTTCAGCTTGGTCAGCGTGCTGCCAATCGCCTTGAGCTTACCCACGTCGCTCAGGCGGACGCTAGATCGATGGTGACCGGATGCCACGGCGCGTCGTGCGCGGGGCGGTCGTAGAAGCGGACATAGGTGCGCGAGCCGATGACGCGGATCGAGTCCTTGATCGCCTCCATGGCGCGCAGCCAGCGGACGTCGGTGATGTCCAGGCGGAGCAGGCGGAACAGCTCGGCCCGGTTGATCTGGCCTTCCTTGTCGACCTGGAAGACGCCGTTGACCACCGCCTGCAGCTCGACCGGCGTGCCGCCTGCCCAGCCCATGAGGCACTCGTCGATCAGCACCTTGGCGGCCTGCAACTCCGGCCCGAACTCGAGGAGATCCGCGACCTGCACCTGCGCCCGCTCGCGCCCGTCGAAGGTGAGCAGCGTGATGTTGCCCTTCTTCCCGCCGACGGTCGTGCCGTACTCCTGCGCTAGCAGCGCCTGGAAGGCACCGACGCGCTCGAACGTCCGGACCTTAAACGCGGCGACGAGGGCGGACAGTTCGCGCGCATCGGTGAGGATCTCGCGCACCGTCTCGTCCATGAGCAGGTCGACCGGCTTGACCGCGGCGAGCGGGACCAGGCTGCCCTTGGCGTCACGAAGGTAGGGGGTGCCGGCGACATCGATCGCGGCGGGGTGCGGCTTGGTGGTCATGCTGGCGTAGCCTGCGGCGCGGTCGGCGCGGCGATCGTCTCGACCGGCAGGCGGTTCAGGATCTCGCGCATCAGGCTGACCGGCACGCCAATCAGCGCGGTGTCCGCATGGCCGGCGTCGACGGCACGCCGCATAGCATCGAACGGGATAGCCATTACCAGCCTGCCTTGGTGCCGTCGGCACTGAGATAGAGGGGCGGACGGGCAGCGCGACCGGCGGTGCCACGGAAGGGCTCGAGGACGTCGCGGGCGATGCCCTGCGCCAGTTCCTCGAGCTCGTTGTATTCGTCGGTGGAATCAATGCCCAGCCGCGCTCGTTGGGTCAGCTCATCGAACCGCGGTGTAATGCGTTCGAGCTGATCGGCCAGGTTCGAGTTCGGCTGGGCAGGCCGTGCACCGGATCGGGGAACATCATGACGCATGCCAGATCTCCCTTCACATACGACGCGCGCTCAAGTGGGGTGAGCGGCGCCATCCGGATACAACTGTGGCGGGGCTGATTTGCGAGTTACGTGACCGTTTTGGGAGGTGTCCTTGTGGGAAGTTCCCCAAAGGTCACCCCTAGCAGCGCTTCCAGCTGTCCAGCGCCGAGACCAGGATCGATCGAGCCCGTCGGTTGGAAAGCCGCCAGTCCCGCGCGGCGGTCGTCAGCGCCATGTCGTCGACGATGATCGCGAGCAGCATCAGGGCATGCGGAGCAACCGCGGCGCGCCAGCGAGCGTATGCGCGCTCCCGAATCACGGCAGCGATTGGCGCGTGCGAAGCGCTGTGCGGACCGCCACCGGAGCTACGTGGCTCCAAGTTCGCAGTGCGAACCGCAACTTCGGCCGTGATGGAATGGTACGCTTCCGCGATCTGATCGGCCGCGGCGAGCTGGTGCGCGTCGATCGCGCCGGTCGCGACGAGGCGGGCAAGCGCACCCTCGCGTCGCACCTGCACCGCGGCATGCTCGTGCGTCTCGGCAGTGCCGTTCGTCTTGTGCGACCAGCGCTCGCGCAGCAGCACGCGCTCCTCGATGCCGGGTTCGAGCATGACGACCGCCGGCGTCTTGCCCTTCTTGAGCCGGTTCGCGCCCCTCGGCTTCGGACGCGGTTCGCCAAGCACCAGGTGCGCGACGCGCTGCCGCTCGCGTTCGAGCGCTTCAGCGAGCGAAGGCGCTTCGTCAGTAGGTAGGTATGGCATGAGAATCCCCGGCGTCGACGTCAGGGATATGCTCGAGTATCGCGACGAGCGGCAGATGACCTTGTGGTAACGCCAGCACGCGATCGGCGCCCGCGAAGTCCTCGTTCACGACGACGCCCATCTGGCGCATCCGATCGAGCAGCTGCCGCTCGAGCAACCCGGGCACGGTGATCGCGCGCTGTGCGCCGGCCGCGCGCTCGATCATCTTCTCGAACGCCAGCTTCTTGACCAACGCCTTCGCCCGCGTGTCGCTAACGTTCAGCGCCAGCGCGATCTCGCGCATCGCGGGACTGCGGCCGTGCTCGAGGATGTACTGAGATATGAAATCGAGCGCTTGCTGCTTTCGGCTCGCTCGTGCCGGTAACACCTCTGAATATACGCCCATCGTTCCCCCGGATCCCCGATAGGAACATAGGCAGAATCGTGCTTTGGCGCTACCATGATGGCGACCAACTCACCCTAACGTGATGGAGTCACTTCGTACCTGTTTGAAGAGCTAACCTTCGAGGTATGTTCCAGCGCCCGAAGGTCCTTCGCTAACTTCAAGCTAAGGGTTTGGCACATTGGAGTAATAGCCGCTTGGTCAGGGTCGTAACATCCGTAGTTCATTCCGATACGACGGTAATTTTGATATAGCCGGCTAATTGCGATGGCTTTTTCCGTCTTGGCGTCATCGAGTTGAACCAGTCCCGCCTCTACGACCGCATTTGCCGCGAATGTCGCAACTAGCGCCAAGATCATGCTACCGAGAATCTTAGCCACCATCACAATCCAATGTTGGTCCCGGCCAGGCAACTCACTTGATGCGATATCAAGCATGCGAGCCACGAACGCCAACAGCAGCGCGTATTTTAAACCAACCAGGAAGAAGCTCGGAGCTAAAATGTCAGCAATTACAATCGCCGCGTAAGCCGCAACGTACTGTGCCGTTGCGTTCACAGCGTTGTAAAAGGGGCCACCCAACCAGCGCACCGGATCGGCCGGGTCGGTCATAAAGGGTTGCATTGCCTCAGAATCGCTCATGAACCCCCTCTTTTCTAGTATCTGCAGCGGAGACACCAACCGCGCGGGCCCTTAAATAATCAATGTTGCGAAGCTTCCAGGTGAGGCCGCTGATTATGCCGTTCCATCTGGTAGCTCCGCGCTCGCTTGAAATATAACCCGTTCAATCACTTCTCGGATCTTTTCATACTTTAACTGAAATAATTCTCTACGGGAATTCAGTCGGAAGCTCTTTAATAGCTCGTGAACCTCGTGTTCAATCACGCGTGGCGCGCGAACATGCCATGATTGAACGACGTTAAACATATCTATCTGCCCACTTGTATTTCCAAGTTGCGCAGCCCTTTCGTCTACCATCTTTGTAGTGAAACCGACTTTATATATATCCTTCCCATGCATGGCGTTTCGCATTACATAAATCCAACCTGTAATACTTTCTTCTGCTACCGGCTCAATCGTTGACGGCCGGTCGTAAGGATTGTCACTAGAGGCGCTCTGTTCGACCCATGATTTTTGCGTCGTCACCCAGGTCTTTCCCTGCACCGCATTGCCGACCTTATCGACCCCGGCCTGCCCGAAGCCCAGATTTCTCCAATGACCTGCGGTCTCAATCTTCAGTTTAGACGCCGGAATAGTGTAAGTGGGAAAATCACTGGCACCTAGATCGTATAGCGTATTTACCCTGACATATTTTGGTGCATCGCTGACTTTTAAGGCGGCTGCGGCTTTTGCATCTTCTCCGTTCGGCTCTAAACGCAGCTTAGTTGGGTGGCGCTCAACGCCAACAGCGTCATCGTCCATCAATGACAAGCAGCTTGGAGCGGTAAATAGTATTTCAAAAAGCGAAGAACATGCATCAATCTTTGAGAGGATATTGTCGACTGTCCCTGAAGATGCATTTGTGCTAGATAATATATAGGCGATATCATCCGGATCGTCGCTAAAAACATTAAACGCAGCCTTCGATTCCTCCATAACAATTCTAGACTGGACGGCGCCTGAAACTACATCAACCCGAGCCATAAGGATTATCGGTAGGTAACTATCGTCGCCAAAGAGCGGTTGATCGCCAAAATCGGCATCCTTCATATGCGCCGACAAAAAGCCTTTTTCGGGATTCAGACGCGCGGAAGATAAGTCCTTCCGACGAGCGTTCGGAGTTGGATTGGATCGGCCGAATACGCCCAGAAGCGACACGTCGGAACCTTCACGGCAAATCGCCAGCCCACAAAATACGTGCGCTTCATTTCCCGGTATTTTAAACTCAGCATGCCCCCCGAGCATATTAATTTCGTAAATCGTCAATTCATCTAGGTCAGCAACTGCTGACGAGAGCGACGTATCAACGCTTGGATCAGTAATCCTATCCAGCATACGATTGAACGACATCACATTCTCTTGCTGCTCCAGCAGCTTGAGAACCATGGCTTGCTCGTCTGGTTCGATAAACGAGCTCATGATGTTGAAAGAGCTGGGCATATGCAACCCTTCGCCCTGAAACATTCTAACGTTATACTCAGAAACGAAATGCCGAAGATAACTGTCGACGTACAAATTGGAGCCGCCTGAACGCTGCACCGCTGCTAAACCAGCAGCACGCTTCCTCCCATCCTTTATCTCTCGCTTCTGATGTGCGGTCAGAATTTGCTCGCTTATCGCTTGATAAGTGGCCCGGGTTGCAGAGTTATCTTCTCGGATACGCACACTAGCATTAAACGCATTAAATCGCGCTGTCCTTGCGCGGGCTTTATTTGATTGCTCATTCACTGACGATGCCCCCCCTTATTAAGTCGCGCGCGTTGTGCTCGACAGCCTTCGAATATCGGAGATAACCTCCTCAACAGTGCGCTATGAGCGAGCCTGGCCGTCGCTTTCCAATATATCGACCAGAGCTGATAGCAGCCCAAGGGTGATAACCGCTTCGTCGCGCGACAGCCGTACGTAGTCTGCATTCGACGGAGCGAGTGCCGCCTTGAAGAGCGCTTCCATGCCCTTCGCAACTGTCATTACGTCCAGCTCATCCACGATTATTCCTCCTTGGGCGGCGGATACACTATCCGCCGCAGGCTTCCGAATGCCGCAGTTTTGCGACGTTTCCGGTGTCGCGCGGGGGCGATGTACCCCGTCGATACCCCTGACCACCAGCCGCGGTCAGTCACCCCCCGTCGCCATCTTCCGCCAGGACCGAACCAATACCCCGACCCAGACGCGATATCGATTTTTTAAGTCGAGAATGGATCATTTCTCAAGGCGCATACCACAGCAACCTGACGCGATGAGCTTGCACCGATCACTTTCAACGCCCTATGCGCACGGAAGTCTAACGGGGGTAAAACATGATAAAATTGAAAAAGCTTGGCTTGGCAGGAAGTATAACATTGGCTGTTCTGCTTACGGCATGTGGTGATGAAGAAGGTTCCAGCAGCGGAAATATCCCGGTTGTTACCGCACCTACGCCTACGCCCACTCCAACCCCCACTCCTACTCCAGCGCCAACGCCGACCAACACGGCGCCGGTCGCCAACCCCGGCCCCAATCAAAACGTACTGACCAAGACGTCTGTGACGCTGGACGCCAGTGCTAGCGTCGATGCGAATGGCGACACGCTGACATACAAATGGGCGTTCAAGTCGCGCCCCTCGAGCAGCGCTGCGGCCCTGTCCTCCGTAACGGATGCAAAACCGACGTTCATGGCGGATGTAGCCGGGACGTATGTCGTGACCTTGATCGTTAACGACGGCAAGATTGATAGTGCGCCGGTCGATGTCACGATTACGGCGACGGTCGCTAACGCAGCTCCCGTCGCCAATGCTGGCCCTGATCAGAATGTCAAAAATGGTATTCTGGTAACTCTTGATGGCAGCGCAAGCACCGATGCGAACGGCGATGCGCTTACCTATCAGTGGACGATGGACGGCCGTCCATCGGGAAGTACGGCAACCTTGTCGTCCTCTACTGTCGCAAAGCCGACATTTGTTCCCGACGTTGCCGGAAATTATACCCTGTCGCTTATCGTTAGCGATGGCTCGCTAAAGAGCGTGGCCGATAGCGTTACGATCACGTCGAGCAGGGCGAACGCTGTGCCTGTCGCTAATGCCGGTAAGGATCAGAATGTCCCTACACGGTCGACCGTTACTTTGGACGGACGGAGTAGCAGCGACGCTGATGGCGATACGTTGAAATATGATTGGAATTTGACGTCGAAGCCGGCTGGTAGTGCTGCGTCATTATCGACGAACACGGAATCGGTTACCAAATTCAACCCTGATGTGGCCGGCACCTATGTCGCTACGCTGATCGTCAACGACGGCACTGTGAATAGCGCGCCCGCCACTGTTGCAATTACGGCGGTAGCTCCCTCTTTGATGCTGTATCGAATTGATGAATTCACGGGTCAGCAAGAGCTTCTGAAGCTGCCTTACACGACGTCTGCATCGGTTCAGAAGTCGCAGACTTGTGCCGGGACAGGCTGCCCAACGACCGTAACCATCGACAAATTCAAATTTGCCGCCACCGGTGGTAGCTTTACGATCCAGAATCTCACAGCTGCCAATCTGACGGCTGGTTCTAATGTTGCTGTATCATTCGCGGGTCTAACCAATGGTACGGTGGTATCAAATGGCCAAACGCTCAGCTTCAGTCTGCAATCAGACTTTACGCGCAATCAAAGCGTCAATCTGCGCTATGAGTTTACCATAAAAGAGACGGGCGATAAGTTTTCTTATACAGTGGAACTCAAAACTAACTGATGGACGTATATCACTTGGGGTTAAGGCGGGGCTATCCCGCCTTAACTTTATATCGGGCGAAACATCTTTTCCGTTAGGATGCGCCCCCTCATTTTGAACCAATCTCCAAATGATCCGTTCGCGATGCACCCTAATTTGCGTACGTGATCGACAATACGGCCCCTGCTTCGAGCGGCAGTGGAGCCTCAATATCTATGAACGAACCGATTTTTCGAAGTACGCCGGGATGCGCCGAAGGGTGTCAGCCTTGTGAGATTATGTGCGCGGTGCTGGCGGGGACGACCGAGGATCTCTGTCAGGAGGTCGAGGACCTGCGCCATCGCCAGGCGCAATGTCCGACGCGTCAGGGGGCAGAAGATCTACGAGCTGCGACAGAGCTTTGGGCAGCCGCTTGGCGAGAATTCGCGCGAAGTCGGCCACGGGCATCGCGCGATCAAGCGGGCGCAACAGCCCCTCGTACATCCGGGCGAGCGCGGCTTCACTAGGTAGACAAACCTGCATCGTGGCGAATTGAACGGTCGGTGCCGGAGGAGGGGGTGAAGCCCCCTCACTTGGGTCGTCTGTTTCGCCAGAGAGATATGCCGGGGTAGTGCCCAACTCACGAGCAATCAGGTGAAGCTTGGTCGATCCTTTTTTCGCGGAATGCAAAAGCTTGTAGATCGTTGGTTGAGCGACACCGACGCGCCGCGCGAGCTCCGATTGAGACAATCCGAGCTTATCCATGCGCTCGCGTACTCTGTCACTGACGATCATGTGAAGAAAGTATAGCTCCGGGTATTGACGGCCACACACGTCTGGGTTTAGCTAGATCCATACCTAAAGCTATAGAAACGAATCAGCAGAAAAATGCCGGCCAGCACGCCAATCCAGATCTCTACCCACGATGCTCTGCGTCGTGCGGTCGATCTTGTTGGCTCCCAGGCCGCAGTTGCTCGATTGTTGGGAGTTTCGCAGCCATCGGTGTGGAAGTGGCTGGCCAAGAAAAAGCCACTGCCCGCCGAGCATGTTCTCGCCATCGAGGCCGCAACCGGCGTGCCTAAGGAGCAGCTCCGCCCTGACATCTACAGGCCCGAGGACACGACGGGTCAACCCGCCGTCCCCGTCGGCAAGATGGAGGGCGCACGATGACGGCTCCCTCAACAGTTTCTCTCGGTCGCCGCGTTGGCGACGAGCGTCGACGGCCTTCCCTCCCCCAAGTGTCGTCGACGTCACCAATCCACCCTTTCGGCCGCTGGCAGACCGGTCGAAACCCTCGCGCTGGGTCTCTCGATGTCGGCGTGCGTGCCCCCTGTCTGCTGCCACCCAAGCCGTATGCGACAACTGGCGACGATCGTATGCAACGATCGTCGCCCCTTTTTGCGGCAGGCAGGTCATGACGAAAACGCGCGACGCCGTGTCAATCGAGAACACCCTGTACCGCGTGCTGGGTGAGATCACGATCGAACGCGCAGCCGAGGTCACGGGCAAAAGCCTGAGCTACCTCCGGTCACTGACCGATCCGGACAAGCGCGAGCGCCTGACGATCGAGGATTCGCGGATCCTGGACCTCGAGTATCGTGCCCAGGGAAAATGCGGTTATCCGTTGCTCGATACGCAGATCCGCATGATGGAGTCGGCCGAGAACGATCGGTTCGCCGAGGAGCATGCCTTCGGCCAGCTCGCTTGCGACTACGTCAAGGAGAGCGGCGAAGCGTCGGCCGCGCTGGTGGCCGCAATGCTCCCCGGCGCGACGATCCAGTGCCTAGAAGCCGCGTTGCGCGAGCTCGAGCACGCGGACATCGCTGCGGCACCAACGATCGCCAACCTGCAGGCACGGATCAAGCGTGCTCGTGACGGACCGTCGCTCCACCCTCCCGACGGCTGACGCCGCCTAACCCGCAGACATCATCGCAAACACCGCCGCCCGCCGATCACACGATCGGCGGGGCGGTAAACTGCTGCCTGGATCATTCGCCATGCCCGAACTACGCCAAGCCCTCACCGACATCTCCCAAGCGCTGAACGAGCAGTACGACGCGATCGTCTCGCTGAGCGGACCGCGCGACGTGCGCCTGGTCAACGCTGCCCGATTCCTGTGCGACGCGATCGACCTGCTCGACGTCGCCGCGCAGGCGCCGATCGGCGCCGACAACGACAACCTGGTGCCGGCATGACGCTAAACCCAGGTCCACGAAGCCAAGCCCTCTCGAACCTATCCTCCAAGCTGCGCGAACTGGTACCGGCGATGCAGGCGCTTAGCGAACCGAGCGATCGCAACCTGCCCTTGGCTATGCGTCAGCTCCTCGACGCGATCGATCGCGTCGACGTGGCGGCCGGCGACGATGCGCCCGGGAGTCCCCGAACGTGCATCCGCCTTCGGCGCGAGGAACTTGGCCTGACGGTCGAGCAGGTCGCGCTGCAGCTGGAGACCGATCCAGGTGTCTGCGCCCAACGGCGCGGGGCCTGGTTGATCGACATTGAGGCCGATGCCGTAGCGATTTCGGATCGCACCGCCTTGGTGCTGCACGATGTCCTCGGCGTCGACCTGCGCGTCTTGGCGCACTGGATAGCTGTCGCTGAGGCCGCCAAGCACAGCGCCGGCGACACGTCGATCGCAACCGCGGCGCAGGCGGCATGAACGGCCTCCGCACCATCAACGCGATGCTCGCTGCCATCGGCGGGTTGGCATTCGCTCTGATCGTCTGCGGCGCGCCGAGCCGCGCAGTCACCGCCCTCATCGCCATCGCCTTCATTCCGTTGGCGTGGAGCCTCGAGAAGCTCCGCGTCGCCATCCTTTCCCGTCCGGAGAACAGGTCATGAGCCGTCCAGCAAAGATCGAGCGCGCATACCGTCTGCGCGCACCCCACCTGCGCCTCGTCGATATCCATCGGTACGATTGCGACTGCGACGTCTGCGCGCCCTACGTGCCGAGTGATCCCGATCGCCTGACGTTAAAGCACATTGGCATGCTGGCGTGTGCCGGCGCGTTCGTCGGATCCGCGATCATGTTCGCCTACGATCCCCACGGCGCCGCTGCCGCGCTCCTCGCAACGATCGGATTCTGACATGGCTGATGAACGCCAGCACGGCATGGGCGGTGGCGCTGTCGCCGCAGACGAACTGCGCCTCCTGATCGAGCGCGCCGAACGCCTCGAGGAGGAAAAGAAGGGCATCGCCGACGACATCGCGGACGTGATGGCGGAGGCCAAAGGGCGTGGATACGACCCGAAGGCAATCCGCAAAATCCTGTCGATCCGGAAGAAGAAGAAGGAAGAGTACCAGGAGGAGGAAGCAATCCTCGAGGTCTATCTCCAAGCGTTGGGGATGATCTGATGATCCCGCTGTTCTGGCTGATCGTCGGCAGCGCTGCCGGCGTCGCGACCGTCGGCGTCCTCGGGCTGGCGGCGTTCGCGGTACGCCAATGGAAGCGGTCGGCGGTCTCGATTGCCGAACAGCGCCATCGCATCCTCTCAACTCGGGCGGACGGCTGATGGCCGAGAACAGCGCGATCGAATGGACCGACCACACCTTCAATCCGTGGATCGGCTGCACCAAAGTCGGCCCCGGCTGTGAGCACTGCTACGCCGAGATCCTTGCCACTACGCGCCTCGCCGTCGAATGGGGCCCTGGTGCGCCACGTCGACACACGGCCGCGTCGACGTGGCAGCAGCCGCGGCGGTGGGACCGCAAGGCTGCCGCGGCCGGCATCCGCCAGCGCGTATTTTGCGCGAGCCTTGCCGACGTGTTCGACACCGAGGTTCCGATCGCATGGCGGATCGAACTGTTCCAGCTGATCCAGGAGACACCCAACCTCGATTGGCTGCTCGTCACGAAGCGCATCGGTAACGCGCAGCGCATGGCAGATCTCGCGGGCGGTTGGCCTGAGAACGTTTGGCTCGGCGCGACGATCGTCAATCAGGACGAGGCCGATCGCGACGTTCCGAAGCTGCTCGCGATCGAAGGGCCGCGCTTCCGGTTTCTGTCGATGGAGCCCCTCCTCGGTCCCGTTGATCTAACGATGCTGCATTATGACGGCATCACGAACGTCAACGCGCTGACCGGGGATCATGGGCTTTCGATCCCGATGATGGGGCGCGGTCGCGGACTCGACTGGATCATAGTCGGCGGTGAAAGCGGGAAGGAGGCCCGCACGATGCATCCCGACTGGGTGACTGCACTTCGCGATCAGTGCGAGACGGCGAGCGTTGCGTTCCTATTCAAGCAGTGGGGCGAACATCTCCCCGTCCTAGATGAAGGTGACGCCGTCCGCGCGCCTCAGATGACTTTCCAGCGCGTCGGAAAAAGGAATGCGGGACGCCGGCTTCACGGTGTGACGCACGACGGATCGCCGGTGAACCTGTGACGTGGGCGACGTTGCGATTACATACGGTGACCGCGCGCTTTTCCAGGGCCTCGGCCGCGCTGGAAAGCAGTGCGACGTTCTTGCCGTCCGGAAGGCGTTCGCCTCGGTTCGCTTTGATGACGGGCAAGCAGTCCTCTGCCTCGCAAAGGATTTGTACCCCGTTCCTCGTCGTCCCCCGCCGATGTTCTAGCTCGCGATGACGCGCTCCGCATTTGCCGTCCCCTACGCCCCCCTCACCACTGACGATCGTGAGACAGCCAAATGAGCACCGAACCACGTATCGAGCCGGGCCACCCCCTGGCCTGGCCGACCGGCCGGCCGCGCACGTCGTCGCCGAAGCCAGCGCTATTCCGCAACGGTGGTAGCCGGATGACGCTGACAACCGGTCGTGCGCGACTTCGCGAGCAGATCGGCATGCTCACCAAGCACGGTCAGGACTGGCGCGTGCTCGACATGGTGCTGTCGACCAACATCCGCTTCACCGCGTCTGGCAGCCGCGATCAGAATGTCAGCCGCCGCGATCCCGACGATGCCGGCGTCGCGTTCTATTTCACGCTCGATAAGCGGCCGCACGTATTGGCCTGCGATAGGTGGGATACCGTCGCCGACAACATCGCCGCGATCGCCGCGCATGTTGAGGCGCTACGCGGTCAGGAGCGCTGGGGCGTCGCTGACCTGCGCCAAGCATTCGCCGGCCACACCATGTTGCCGGCGCCAGCAACATGGTCGGCCGTGCTGGGCGTCTCACGCGATGCTGACCGGGCGGAGATCGACCGCGCGTACCGCGCGCTGGCGAAGACCGCCCACCCGAACGCTGGCGGTGATCGCGCGACGTGGGATCGCCTCAGCCAAGCCTACGAACAAGCAAAACAGGGGACATTGTGATGCCGGGATCTACCGCGCAGCGGGAGCGCCGTACCTTGGCGCAGAGCAAGCAGCTCGGCGTGCCCAGCGCACGCGGCCGCTTCCTCCGTCTTGATGACATGATCGCATCGACTGGCTTGAGCGAATCGACGATCCGCCGGCGTGTACGCGAAGGCGAAATGCCGAAGCCAACTGCCCTGACGAAAAGGTGTGTGGGGTGGTGGGAAAGCGACTTCGCAGCGTGGGCAAGCGAACACCGGGCAACCCAAACCGCTGATTGAGCCCCCGAACGAGGGGGCATTTCTGGGGGCATCCTCCCCAATCAAAGATCAGTTTTCAGCGTAATTCCGGGACTTTAGCTATGCGTAACCCATCCCTGCAACCGGCACCACTTTTCACCACCATTGAACGGACAGTCGAAACTCTTCGACGGACACGGCCTATATCTCAAGGCCCTGAAGCCAAGCGCCAAAGCGCCCGCCCCGCTTAGTCTAACGAAGGGTTCGCCCGTCGAAGACAATATGGTTGCGCCGGAATCTTGCGCGCGTTGACATTACGGCGTCGGTCCACGATGGTATTTTCATGTACGCACCTGCGACACATAAGCGGTTTCGCGACCACGCTGGCCAACTCGCCGCACGCGGTTAGCCCGAGCTCGCGGCCAATGCCGCTGGAGTTCGGGCTTTATTCGATCTGACCTTTGGGACGCGTGCTGCGCGCCCATGATCTCGAATGTGCGGAAACCGTAAAATGGCCGACAATATCTCGAAATCCGACGATCCTTCTGCGAACGACCATAAGCCACAGGTTCGCAGCCCGTCGCCCCAGCCTTTTCTGCGAATGCGCCCCAAACACTTCTTCTCGAACAAATTCGACATGGAAATCGTCGAGGACTATTCGAAAGCCGATGCTGCGGGCGTGCCGGAGGGAAAGCGGAACTGGCTCGGTAGACTTATGGAGCTGAACCTTCTGCTTCTGATCCTTTTGATCGGCGTGCCGGTGCTGGTGTATTGCATCCTGTCCTCGGCGGCCTGA